CAAGGGCACCTCGAAAATTGAAACCACCCCGCCGCTGTACCGGGTGGTCCTGGGGGCGCTGATCCAGTACCCGCAGATCACCCCGGCCTCCGTCAAGGAGTTCCTGGATGCCAAGCATCCCGACCTGAGCATCTGCTCCAGCAAGGCGGTAGAGCGCTTCTTCACGCGCTTCAAGGCCGAGAACCCCCAGGTCTGGACCTACATCACCAACCCCGACAAGTGGAAGAACATCTACATGGCGGGCGTGGGCTCAGTGTTCGAGCACATCGACCGGCCCAATCAACTGTGGGAGCTGGACTCCACGCCCGGCGATTGGCTGCTGACCGACGGGCGGCATTCGGTGGTGGGTTGTATCGACCTGCACACGCGCCGGGTGAAGCTGTTCGTGAGCAAGAGCAGCACCGCCGCCGCCGTTAAACAGGTGCTACGCCGATCCATGCTCGACTGGGGCATACCCGAGGCGGTGCGTACCGACAACGGCAAGGACTACGTCAGCGAGGACGTAACCAGCCTACTGCGCGATCTGGAGATCAAGCAAGAGATCTGCATCCCCTTCGCCTCCGAAGAGAAGGGCACCATCGAGCGGTTCTTCCGGACCATGAGCCACGGCATTCTGAACCTGCTGGACGGCTTCATCGGCCACAACGTGGCCGAGCGCAAGGCGATCGAGGCGCGCAAGAGTTTCGCCCAGCGGATCATGAAGAAGGATGCGGTGGTGGAAGTGCAGATGAGTTCGGACCAGCTGCAGCAAAAGCTGGACGAATGGGTGGCCTTCTACTACGAGCAGCGCCCGCACAGCGGCCTGAAAAAGAAGAGCCCGATCGAGGTATGGCGCGCCTGGAACCAGCCGCTGCGCCAGATCACCGAATACCACGCCCTGGACGAGCTGATGGCCGAGGTGGGCGGCACCCGCGTGATTGGCAAGAAGGGCATCCGCTACGACAACCGGCTCTATTTGGACCCTCAAGGAGTAATGCACGAACACGTCGGTCAGGAGGTGGTGATTCGCCTGGACGAGCAGGACGTGGGACGGCTGGCCATCTACCTGGATGGCGCTTTCCTCTGCTGGGCCATAGACCCCGATGCGCAAGGCATCGAGCGGCGTGAGGTGGCAACCGCCATTAAGAGCCACGTCAAGAAGCGCGTCGCGGAACAGGCGGCGGAACTCAAGGAGTTCACCAAGTCGATCAAGCAGGACATCGTGCAGACGGTGATCGACCACCGCAAGGCGCAGGTGGAGAACATCGTGGACCTGCCCAAGCGGACCGAATCATACAGCACGCCCGCCCTGGAGGCCGGCAGCGAGGCCGTGCGTTCACGCGCACAGCTGACTCAAAAATCCGACGTCACCCCGGTAGACGAGGAACAGCACGCCGCCCTGGTGGCCGAGTTCGCGCGCCAGGCCGAGGTGGTGGAGATCGCCGATGACCCGATGAGCGCCTACCGCTACTGGAGTCGATTGCAGGCACGGCTTGAGGCCGGGCGGCAGTTGACACGCGAGGAGCGCGACGGGCTGGAGCTGTACTGGAGCAGCGAAGAACGGCGTTCGATGGATCGCTATTTCAAGAGCTTTGGCCTAGACCCGCTGGTGGGTCTGGTCGAATAGGGGAGCCGCCCGGCAGCCACCGGGCGGCGCTGTAACACAACAAAAACACCAAGTACTACGGAGTAAATTATGAAATCAACCATTCTTCCCGTCAAAAATATCAGCCGGCTGCAGGCGGCCGGTGATGCGCTTATCGCCCGCCCTATGGGGTTGCCCGGCCTGGGGCTGATCTGGGGGCCGACCGGTTACGGCAAGACCACCGCCACCACCTGGTTCATCAACCAGTGCCACGGGGTCTACGTCAGAGCGATGCGGCTGTGGTCGCCCAAGAGCATGCTGACCGCCATCGCCCGTGAGCTGGATATTGATGTCAGAGGCAAAAACAACGGTGAGATGGTGGAGGCCATCATCCAGCGCCTGGCCGAGACCGGCAGGCCGCTGTTCATCGACGAGGCGGACTACATCATCGAGCACCGTCGCCTCACCGATACCCTGCGCGACATTCACGACCTGAGCACGTGCCCGGTGGTGATGATCGGCATGCACGGCATCGAGAAGCGCATCCGCAGCAACGAACAGTTCACCGGCCGAATCAGCCAGTGGGTGCCCTTCCAGGGTGCCGACATGGATGACGCCCGCCTGCTCGCCGGCAGCTTGTGCGAGATCGGCATCGAGGGTGACATCCTGGCCGACCTGCATCGGAAGGCGAGCCCAGCCAAGGGCGAAGGCGGGGCCGAAATCCGCCGCCTGGTGGTGGGGCTCAGCAACATCGAGACCTACGGCCGGCGGCGGGGTATGGACCGTATCGGCCTGGCCGACTGGCCGGAGGGGCGCGACTACTTTATCGGCGCACCGGTCACCCCGGGAACCACTGGGCCGGGTACCGGCAAGGTTGCCCGCATCGGGGGCCGCTAATGGCCCGCTTGCCGGGAGCCCATTCCCGCATCTTCAACCGCCAGCCCCGGGCTCGGGATCGAGCCTGGCAGAGCATGCGCATCCTGCGCCAGTTCAACCTGCCCGACCTGGTGGCCACCGCCGAAATCGGTAAGGCCAATGCCCGCAAGTATGTCATCGGCCTGCGCCGGGCCGGCTACCTGGTGCTGGCACGGGAGAAGGATGACGGCCGAGCCGGTGGCCATGCGGTTTATCGATTGGTCCGTGACAGTGGCGCCAAGGCCCCGCGTCTGCAGAGTGACGGCGACACCTACGACCCCAACATCCACCAGGTCTACCCCGGTGGACTGACACAGAACGGAGAAGCACACAGTGAGTGAAGACTGGATAGAAGCACTGCGCACCGAAGCCAAGCGCACCAGCCAATCGGCCGCGGCGACCCGCATCGGCTACTCGCCGTCGGTCGTCAATCAGGTTTTGAAGGGCGTTTACGCGGGTGATTTAAGCCGGGTCGAGGAGGTCGTACGGGGCGCCATCATGGGGTCTACCGTCGATTGCCCGATGATCGGCGAGATCCCCCGCAACCGCTGCATCGACCACCAGCGGCGCAAGAGCGCATTCGCCGCCACCAACCCCATGCGCGTGCAGCTGCACCGCAGCTGTCCTGTCTGCCCCAACGGGAGAGAGAAAAAATGAACAACAACCCCCACCACAACGGCCGCCTGGCCGTACAGATGGAAGACGCCACCTACTGCCTGGCGGATCTTGCCCGGCGCGGCCTGCGGATTGTTACCGTCGAGATCGGCAAGCTGCCCAAACCGCGCATCGTGCTCGATGCGCCCTACATCACCCCGGGCGGACTGAAGGGTGGCCTGATGCGCTCCAGCAACAAGCGCACCTGCTACGCCACCGACCACCAGCGGTGCCAGGTGGAGTGGGAGGTGCCGGCATGAGCACAGCCCTGCAAAACGAAGTGCTGGCTATGCTGTCGGACGGCCCGCTGACCAGCGCGGAGATTTATCAAAAATCCGAGTTGGCCGGCGTTCGCTACGACATCAGCAACGCACTGAACAAGCTGAAGCGGCTCGGGGTGGTGCGGCATGACGCCGCCCACGGCGCTTGGGAGCTGACGGGCAAGGAGGCTGACCATAAGTTTCCGCCACCGCCCGCCACCCACAAGCCGGCGGTGCCAGCCAGTGCCACCGAACAACCGAAACCACAGGTCCCTCGCCCTCGGCCAGAACAAGAAGCGGTATCCGTGCCGGAACAGCCGTTGGACAGCGCCGACAACGACTTGCTGATCCAGCTGCTGGAGCGTAACGCCCACGCTGCACGGTCTGCGCTGGAGCACTACATCCAGCAACTGGACGACAGCGTGCTGGAACAGCTGCTGGCCAGCGCCGGCAGCGCCACCGACGCGCTCAACGAATACCGCGGGAGCATCGGATCATGAAACAGGGCGATTGCGACCTCTGCGGCGAGTGGACCGGCGCCCTCATCAACGGCGCCTGTCCCGACTGCCGCAGCCGGCTCAAACTGGACGACCCGCCACACCCCACCACAAAACTGCTGGAGGATCAGGTGCGCTTCGCCCTGGGTGAGATCTATCCGCTGCCAGAGCCACCCGTGCTGGGGCACATCCTCAGCGAAGCGCTGTGGCAAATACACCAGGAACTGCAGCGCGGCGAAATGATCGACCTGGAGCACATCGGGAAGATCTACCTGCAAACCAAGGAGGAACGAGCATGAGCCATACCCCCGACGTCATCCACTCACAAGAGTGCGAGCTGGCCGAACGCGCCGCCCTGCTGGCCGGCGCTCCCCGCCCCCGGGCCCGCTACCTCGGCTACATCGCCGTGGCCGAACACCTGGAGTCCACGGCCGCGCGGGTCCGCCGGCGGGCCGACCGGGCCGACCGGATGGTCGACTATCAACGCGAGGTGGCCATTGCCGACCGGCTGCACGCTGAAGCGCAGGCGCTGAAAGGTGTCGCCCGGCAGTACGCTGATGATCTGGCGGTCAATGGCAACCCGCTGCCGGCTGAACCGCTGCCGGAGGTGCGCCAGTGACACTGACAGAGATCGAAACGCTGACCCGGGTCTACAGCGAAGCCCGCGCCTACCTCACCGGCGTGGTCACCGCACTGCAGGCCGATCTGGAGCGGGTAAAACACCCGGTGCTGCCGGTGATCAGGGATGCCGTGGGCGAGGTCGCCGAAGCCCACGACGCCCTCAAGGCCGCCCTGGAAGACGCGCCCGAGCTGTTCGCCAAGCCCAAGACCCGCACCATCCACAAGGTGAAGGTCGGCTACCGCAAGCAGACTGGCAAGGTCGAGGTGGCGGACGAGGAGAAGACCATCAAGCTGATCCGCAAGCGACTGCCGGCCGACCAGGCCGAGCTGCTGATCCGGGTGCGCGAATCCGTCCACAAACCCGCCGTCTACGACCTGACCGCCGCTGACCTCAAGCGCCTGGGCATCTGCATCGCCGACGACACCGACGAGGTGGTCATCAAGCCGGTCGACGGCGACGTGGACAAACTGGTCAACGCCCTGTTGGCCGAGATCGAGAATGGGGAGGCGGCATGAATGCCACTGAACTGCTGAGCCGCTTCTGCGGCAAGAACGATATCCGCGAGTACCTCAACACCCCCATCCGAAAAGGGGGATACCTCTACGCCACCAACGGCCACATCGCCGTGCGCGTGGCGGATGAACCAGTCGTGGAGGCCATCGCGCCAGGCACCCCAATCGACCAGATGATCGACAACACTGTCGGCAAAGTGGTCGCTGGGCTGGAAAAGATGCTGGCCGACACCCACCAGCCGGTCGGTTACCTTCTGGCGGATACCGATGCCGTCCAGATGCTGGCCGCAGCGGAACGCTGCGGCTCCTGCCAGGGCACGGGTGTGACGCCGGCATGCGCCTTCTGTCTCAACTCCGGCGTAGAAACCAGTCACTACGACGACGAAGAGTACGACTGTCCTGCCTGCAACGGCAACAACGATGAACCGGGAACACCCTGCTGGAGATGCGAGGGCACCGGAAAGGACACCGGAGAGCTGCGCATTCTGCTCGGCCACGCCTACTACAACCCCCGATACATCGCCCTGCTGGCTGAATTGCCCAATGCCACCCTGTACAACGCCGAGCCGATCGACGACCCCTTTCACTACGGCGGACCTGGCCTGGTCCGTTTCGATGGCGGCCTGGCGCTGGTCATGCCGATGATCCCGCCGCGCGGAGACGCACGATGAAATCCGCCCACCTCGAAACCAGCGAGCGCCTGCAGCGCGTGGACCAACTCCTGGCCGATGGCCGGGAGTACTCCACCCTGGATATCGTCTATGGCGCCCAGGTCTGCGCCGTCAACTCCATCATCGCCGAACTGCGCGACAACGGGCGGAATATCCGCTGCCGGCGCGAGGGCAACCTGTGGTTTTACAAGCGGTGGGATGTATGAGCCAGCGGAGAATCTGGACAGATGCCGAACTGGACGTGCTGCGCAACGAGTACGCCGACACGCCGACCCGCTACCTGGCGGAGAAGCTGGGGCGCACGGAACCCCAGATCTATAACAGGGCCGCCTACATGGGGTTGAAGAAGAGCGCTGAGTATCTCGCCAGCCCGGATGCCTGTCGACTGGACGGGGTGAAAGGGAGGCAGACCCGGTTTCAGAAGGGGCAGAAGCCATGGAACACGGGCATGAAGGGATACGACGCCGGCGGCCGGTCCGCCGAGACGCGCTTCAGCAATGGCCGTATGCCACACAACCATGTTCCGGTCGGCACCGTGGTCATGTCGACCGATGGCTACCTCAAGATCAAGGTTGAAGAACCCAAGAGATGGAAATTCGTCCACCGCATGAACTGGGAGCACGCGCACGGACCAATCCCGAAAGGCATGGCCCTGGTATTCAA